TCGGCTCCACTCGTCGGCACGTTGGTCATAGACTCCATCGAAACACTCGTTAAGAATTGGCTCAACGATTGATCTAAAGTCCGTACTTCGCATTGGTGCGGCCATAATTTACTCCTTATACGACAGCAGTTGTTGCCGCAGTGAATTGTGTATATGACAACTGTACACGAACGATCGTGTAAGAGTCACCCCAAGCGTTGTCCACATATGGTGCTAGATCAACGACGCGCATTTGACCTTGTGCACCGTTCGATTGAGCAGATGCAGAAGCCAGTGTGCACTGTGACAAACCAGTGGTTGTTGAACCAGAGGTAATGTTACTGAAGTTGTACTCGCCACCGATTGTGGTTTGCGCCATAGATCCATCAGCTTGGATTTCATAGACGATGATTGGATCGTTGTAGAAGTAAGCAACGCATGAACCAGTTTGGAACGATGTTCCAGAAGGCCAGTAGTTGGATACACGACGACGTCCAGTTGTATCTGTCCACTCAACACCAGAGAATGCACCAGCTACTTTATAAGCCGCTGTTGCCGCACTGTTGCCAGGGGTTGCCGCAGGAATAATAGTACCGTTAGCGGCACCAGTAGATCCTACTGTGTCAGATGTTGCGTAACATACAGGTTGGCCTTTCAATATATTGACAGCCAATCCAGAGGTGATTCCGTTAGCGAGCGCTTGTGCGCGATCCAGACCAGAGGGGTGGAACGCAGGACGCAAGCCGAACGGAGCAGAGGTTGAACTCATGATTTCTCCTTAGTTAACCCGAAAATACGGGCAATTTGCTTGGTTGTTGATCAATACTACCAATACCCTCGCCCTCGACATTTACAAGCGAACGACCATTACTATCTCTTTGACCCTGGAGACTTTCCAATTGAACACGGATTTTGTCCGCTTCTTCACGAGGTTTGTCATGGTGCATATGCGTCATAACCTCTTGGTAAATATCCATGGGCAACTTGAACAATAACATCTCGTTGCACGAAATATACCCAACATGCTCACCTGACTTAACCCGATAATCCTCATAACCTGGTAACTCTTCAGACTTAACTGGAACGTATCCTAGGCGAATCCGCTTATCGATTGAATCGTAAGTGTTGGTTGTCGAAAGCCAGCAAAGGTGCCACCCATCCATATTGGGCAGTTTTGGCAGTGCTGATTGCGTCCACTCCTCGCTCCACATCTTTCGACGTTCCTGCGCAGAAATGAACTTGTCTTCTGGAGCCTGGTGACTTGCTTCCCCGTTAGAACGGTCTTCGCGTGCGCCAGCCTTCAAAGATTTTTTAAGACGTGATTCCATAATTTATTCTCCAAGTATTAGTTATTGCGGTTTTGACGGTCGTACTTCATGAAGCTTTCGACCATTGCTTTTTTGCGAACTGGATTGTCCCAAGCGCCTGCTTCCTTCATTGCCCTTACCCTTTCAGGTGAAAGCACGAACTGGGAGTTATTTCTGCCCCCATAGGCCGCCGATGCTTCTCGTCCAGAACTTCCCACAACGTTCCTCGGTTTACGAACAACAGAATCACTGTCCGTTGATGCATTGTAACGATGTGGCAGTGCTTTTTGCAAGCGACTATCTAATTCTTCCCAATAATCTTTATCGGACGGATCCCATCCCTCTGCAACCATCGCTTCATCGTGCTTCTTTGCCACCATGACATCGCGGTCACTTGAGTTCGGGTTATACCAAGAATTACGACGCATCCACTCTGCCGCGTTGCGCTGAACTGAAGGATCAGGCATTGCAACATCATCGTTTCTTTGTTGTTGTCGTGGCTGTTCAGCCATACGATTCTTGTACTGTTGTAACTCAGCTATTTCTTGCTTAGCAGTGGTAAAAAGGTCTTGCGCCTCTACCATAGCCTGGCCGTCATTAGAGCTTACAGCCTCTGCTAACTTCATTTTTGCGTATTCCAAGCGTACTTGGCTGTCTTCTATGTTCTTTTCTATACGCAAAATGTCGTTTTGACGTGTTCTATCCTCAACATTGGCCAAACGACGCTTGAATTCCTCGTTTTCACGCTGTAATTGCTGTAAACGCAGGTCTTTTTCTTCGTTTGTCTTGCGGATTAGGTCTTTTTTAGCCCTACGACGGTTTCTTTTGGCCGCTCTGAGCGCTTCATCGTCGTCTGGGTGGTCGTCATCTTCGTTTTCAGCCTTTGGAGGCTCTTCGGAGCGCGATTCAATCGCGTTTTCGACCTCAACATCGTCGCCAATGTTCATATCTGCGGGTATATCTACCACCGCAGAACCGTCTTTCTCTTCCAAAATGTCCAGTTCTGCTGAATCTTTTGTATCAGTTGCCATAATTGTGTCCTTTTATACGTAAACTTTGAACGATAGCGGGTCATCTGTGACCGCCGCAATCAGTTCATGGTCGTTGAGTGTCATGAATAGCACTGGGTCTGGGTACTCTTCGTTAGCCTCGCCAGGAACTAATCGCTCCCAACGATCTCCGCCCCACCTAGGCACGCGAACATAGTCACCAATCTCAGCCCAGGAGCCTTCGACCCAGGGTTGCATAGTGTCTTTGTTCTTAAACGCCAATGGACCAATCGCCACGATCTTACCGATCATGTTGTTCCACTTTTCGTTTTCTTTAGTTTCATCAACAATGATGATGCGGCCACGTTTCTTTTTAATTCGACGCAGTTGCACAATCACTCGACCACCGTATGGACGTTGTCCAGGGTTTACGTCTGGGAATGCCCATGCCAACTCAGTTGGATCGGACACACCTTCACTACCACCGATAATTTGAATCGGTTCGTTTGCTTCACTCATACTAACTCCTAAAAATCACCATATTTCAGGTGCATCGTTAAAGCGCTTTTCAGCGCGGCCTCAGTCCTTTAGGGGGACTTATTCTTGGTTTCGTTCTTCGTCTAACATGCGGTTTATTTGATCAAGGACATACTTGAGCCCCTGATTCTCGCCAACCATGCGTTGATACGACTCCCACGTACTGGCATTGCCGTCCGCTAGAGCCGCTCCTATTTCAGCTTGGTGCAGTTTGATCACATGGATCAGAGCTGAAATCATTTCTTTTTAGCGTGTGCTAATCCGCCTTGTGGCTTCTTAGGCTGATTACCGCCTTTGGGTTGTAGGCTTGTGCCGTCAAGCTTTACGCCTTGGGCCATACGGGTACGGTAACGTACCATGTCACTCTTTTGTTCTGCATCAGACGTTGCCATTTGGGGCTCCTTCAGGTTGTGGCGGTTGCGCCGGTTGTACCGCGGGTGCGGCGGGTGGTGATGATTGCACCATGTTTGTTATCGCTTCATGAGTCAGCTTAGCGTTCTCAATTGCAATCTTTGTTTGGTTATCAACTTGATTCTTTTGAGCATCAGCCGCCAACTTAGCCTGGTCAAACATTTGCTTAGCCTTGTCTGCCGCGGCCTTACGTTGTGTTTCAGCCATGCTTGTGTCTTTAACGACTTGTGCATCTGGCGGTAACTGTCCTTGCGCCGCTTGTGCACGTTGCTGAGCCTGCTGGATCAACTGTTGGAACTGCGGTGCAAACTGCTCAAAGGTTTCTTGCGTGTCCAACTTCAAGTGACCGCCAACGCTCGTGTACAGCTTGTCGTAGGTTGATGTAAGTCTTGGATCGTCGTAGTTGTCGATTGGCTTACCCTTGTTGGCCTGCGCAACATAGCCGTTGGATCTATTAAGATACCAAAGCGTCATGTGTTGTTTTATGTGCTCAATTAAGTTATTTAGGTAGTTAGGATCGGCAAAGGGTGACTGACCCAGGAATGGGTTCATGCCAAACTGCAAGTGATCTTGGATATGCGCAATGTGGTCTTGTTGCATATAAGCATACGCAGGCTGACCCAATAACATCGCCGCATTTTCGTCCGCACTTGTCCGTTGTTCTGGCGCTGGAGTATCTTTCATTAACTCATTGATGTCTGGCACCTTCATCTGCTTGAGGAACCTGGACAACACTTTGTTCATGTTGAACTCTTCTGGATGCTTTTCAGCTAAAGCCAGTACAGCCTGGTTCTGAGCCATCCTTTGTGTTTCAGAGAAGATGTGTGGATCAGAGACAGGTACAACGTCCGTGTTACGGCTGAAGTCTTCCTTATTAATCTCTAGATCCGCAACAATCTCAGACTTGCGCATCTCATCCAAGTGCCAGCGATTGAGCCTGCAAAGGATTTTAAGTACACGGCCTTGTGACTCATGTAAGCGTGCATGAATCGCGCTAAACACTGCGGCGCCTTGCTCGATAAGAGCTTGCGTGGTACCTACAGGCGCGTTTTGGTTGATGTCCGCTATCTTCTCTTCACTTGTGCTTACAACGCCCTTAGCGGCCGTATCTAGCCATCCTAGTAGCTCAAATAGAACTTGGCTAGGTGGGTTAAACGGCATAGGCATAGCAATCTGCCTGATGTCTTGAACGCCTGGGGCTCCCTCTATCTCAACAATCTGCGTAACTTCTACTTGTTGCGATTGTCCGCTGATCTTTGCTCCTTTGAGCTTAAGCATCGTTGCAGAGTTATTGATATGCGCTGAATCAAGTAAAGCGCGAAGCGAACCAGTAAGGGCGGCACTAAGACCACCAATAAGATGAGGTAAACCGATTGCATATGCTCCCCTCCAAGGTATGAACTTGAACTCAACGATCCAGTCCAACTTGGTCATGGTTTCGTCTTGCTCTTCCCAATTACGGTACAGACCAATCACCTGGTGGTTTAACTCGTCCACCATCAAGATGTACGGCGCCATCTTGCCCTTGGTGTACTTGTCCTCTTCCATCTCTAAGTACGTATAGATGTGATAGACCTTTCTGAGTCCGTCCTCATTGTCTTCGTACTTCTTACCTTCAATCTTGTCATTAGCCTTTTGTACGCGGTTAGGCTCAATCTCTTGTGTAGCCCTAGTCACGTCCACATCACGGTACATACCGCTTGCTATCCTGCGATTGAACTCCCAGTGCGTTATCTCGTGTACTTCAGCCGCACGCTGAGCCGTGTAGAAGTTTGATGCCGCAAAGGGCAGGATCACTCGGTCAATCGGTAAGAATTCAACGCAGGGGCGCTTTTTCTCTTCGTCAAACCACAGCTTAAAGTACTGTGAGCCACCCAGCGGTAACTGTGTCAGCAACTGCTCTTGCTCGTCTCTAAACTCTTCAATTTGCTCAGTAATCTGCCAATTTAAATAATCGCGCTTACGCTCAGCACGCTCAGCTTTAATGTCATCCATCTTGCCAAGGATCTTAGTTCTGACTGGACCATCTGGCGGAAACATCTCTTTAATTGCACGGGCGGCAAAGTCTACACAGCCTTCTGCCATAGCAGGGTGAACAACTTTAGATGCACCCATAAACGTTGCACCACCTGGCGCATCATTACCCATACCAGTACGGCGGATACCCTCTTCGTACTGCTTATCTCTTTGCTCACGTGCGTCTTTGTCTTTTCTGAGTAGATCAATATACCTTGACGCTAACGTGTTTAATTCATACTCAGCGTAACCATCCGCCATGTTGCCGTAGAAGTCAGGATTCTCTTCTGGGCCATCATTAGGCGTGTTTACAACCGCGCTCCCATCTGGCATCTCTTCAATGTCAAGATCCTCTTCCGGCATAGTGACATTAGCACTGCCGTCTTTATTTTCAATGTATTCTGGTTCTTGATCCATCATTTAGCCTTTTTAGGTTTGTGCATCAATTCTAATTGCATCATGTCTTTATTTGTGGAGAGTCTTGCACTTCCGCCTTTTTTCTTACCAGTTAGTTGTTTGCGTCTTGCAAGATAAATCGGCATTACTTTATCAAGCCACTCTTGATCAAATTTTTGTACAGGTTGTGCTAATTCAAACGCACGTCTGTCTCCACCTTCTGGAGCATTAAACTCTCTACGTAATTTATGAAACTCATGAAAAAAGTCTTTTGTTGTTAACAATGGCTTATCTTTTTCTGAGTGCAGAGCACCAACGTATTCACCGCCAATTACGGCTGGATATGAATGATGTGGATTAACTGGATTGTCTACAAGACTATAGTTAGGATTAAATCTACCAATACTAGATCCAACATACTCTTTGCCTGGTTCATCATGTTGCATTAAGTTAGGATGCTGTACGGCCAATCTAGCCATTGCAATTTCTGGAAATCCTGCATTCTGATATTTATCTGTCGCCATACGCTTTACAAAATGCTTGCGTAATTCACCAGATCCTGGTGCTCTGAGCATTTCATGCAAGTCCTCGTGCATCAATCCAGGAAAGTCTTTAAACCTGGCGCTCATTTCTTTGTTAAATTCTTTTTCAGATTTTTTGGTTATCTTTGATTTCTTAACCATCTCTCCCAAGACTTCAGCAGGCATGTGAGAAAAATCTACGCCAGTAGGAGACATACCAGTATGTATGCCATATACGGGTCCTTTGGTCTTTAGCCTTTCAGCTTTCTGGGTTAAATGTTTAATCTTGCCTGGAGCGCTTGCCCATATGGCACGTTTAGACTTATTTTTATGTAAGGCATTGGCACGCATGTAATCATGACCGCCTTCAACCTCCACGGGTTGATCAAACTGATGCCCTTCCGCACCAGTAATAATTCTTCCAGCCATTGAAGAGTCGCCAATAAATGGCATGCCATGGCCTCCAAACAAATCTTCTGGAGTAATTATTTTTTCAGGAGCCATGTTCACATTAGGATTAGGCGCAACATTAAACTGATATTCACCTATTGGCTTGTTTAATTTCTTTCCACCACCTACTCGGTGATACAAACCCAAAGCTATGTTATCCGCCTTGCTAAGCTTGTCTCCCATGTAATGACGCATCAACAATTGATGATAGTGATCTTCTGGCGTCATGTAGCCGCCATTGGCCATATGTTCAACTTCACCGCCTTCAGCCATCTGCTTAGGAGGTGTCATAGCATTCATCGCCTGACCTTGTGGTGTCATCTGCAATATGTTGCTAGGTGGTTGCTGTAATGGGCTAGATGCTCCTGCGCTGAGCGGGGAGGGTTGTCCTTGCGGTTGTTGTTGTGGTTGCTGTGGCATTAACTGTTGGCCAGGCTGTTGCGGGTTCATATCGATCCCACCGGTCGGTAACTGTACGCCACCAGGTCCCATGTTGTTGCGCTCATTAGGATTAATAAACGCCTTAACGCCCATGTTAGGTGCTTCGTCTGCTCCTATGTTTGATATGTCCGTGTACGGTATCTTACCGCCGGTCATTAGCGCCATGCGCATATGGTTAAGAGATGGTTGCACGGCGCCTCCTTCGGCTTTGTGTTGTATTCCATGCATAGCATAGAACTCTTGGATAGTCGGTTGATTCTCTACGCGCTTTTTTTCGTACAATTCGTTGTACTTCTTATTGAGCTCAGTCCTTATCTTGAGGTCTGCTAACGTCTTCTCGAATTGTGCCCTATGCTGGCTAGGAACACCACCACCTTCAGCATACAGCGGCAGGCCATTAGTCAGTACATCTTTGCGCATCTCTTCTGTTATGGGGAAGTGATGTAACTGACTATACTCAGGTTTGCCTGATCGAATCATTCCGAGGCCAGCATTGTCAGGAACCATTTGCTCACGCTCAGTTTTGATTGGGTGTGCATGCAACTGAGTTTTCACACCGTACTTCTTGCCAATGCTGTTGAGGATGTTAGGCACCTTCTTATCGTAAAAGCCTTTCATGCCTTCGCCACCGACTTCAAGGTTTTGACCAGTCAATGAACGTAAAGTACCCTGCGGCTGTTGTGCCATCAATTTTTCTGCCGTTTCTTTGCCAACAAGCGATGGCAACTCTTGTGGAGTGACGCCAGTTTTTTTAATGACTTCATTGCCATTGTGATCGTATGCAACTAAGTTTGTGCCAGATAAATGAAGTTCATTGATGTGTTTGGCCAAGCTGTAACGGTCTGCCTGCTCATGGCCTGGCGTCACAACAATGCCGTGGTAACCCTTCTCAGCGGCATGATGAATCAATCGCTTGAGTGCCATCTCTTCCCAGTTCTTTTTGAATGGGGCATCTGGTACTTTTCTATATACTCTGTTGTTGTGCTCTGTAAATGTACGCTCTAGCTCTTGTGCTTGCGTAAGCAAAGGCAATATTTCAGCTTGACGCGCAGGATTAGTATTGTTTCTGTTGAATTCGTTTAAATAATGTGTCGCCATTTGACGAGCGTTTTTATAGGCTGGATCATCTTTTTGAATCTCGTTGTTTTCACCCCTATACCCCTTTTCACGTCCTTGCTGATGCCAGTCAGACTGCAACTCCTCTAGGTGTAAAAGCTTCTCACCATTAGGGCCAGTACGATCTTTTAATCGCATACTTGCGAGGATGTTTGGTTCACCACCAAAGTGATTTGATACGCCAGGAAACTCCTCTCCGCCTTTCGGAGCCTTAATCAACATCTCACGGTAGTTCTCACCGCCAGGTAACGTAAGGTTTCTATGGTGTGACGTGTCCTCGTCTATGTAACCTTCTATTGAAGTTTGCTTCTCATGATCTAACTGGCCGTAGGGCACGCCAAAATTCTGTTCGGCTATGTCATTAGCTCTTTGTAAGAACTCGGAGTCGCTCATCTTGCCAAGCACCTTCTCTTTGATTGCAGGCGCAGGCTTACTACCTAGTGCCGACATGAACTGCTCATGCGTCATCTTAGGCATGTTCATTACATCACCCAATCCACGCTCAGCTATCTCAGTCTGCTTTACACCAGGCAGGCTCATCAACTCCTTCATGAACTCTGCGCCCGTGCCTACTTTACGTTTGAGCACCCCAGCCGCTTTATCCAAAGCAGAGTGGAACGGTTTACCTTGTCCTACAAGTTCTTTCATAATGGGCGCTCTTCTATATCAAGGTGGTGGGCGTGGGTGATGCCACCGTTCTTCTTGTTAATGTCTGATTCATTGATGTCGTATGTACCACGGTTACCAATGGCTGACTTGATCCTTCTTGGATCGTACACGCCAAGGTTTTTGGTTCCGCGCTCTTTGATGTAGAACGAATCGTGCCCCATGTCTTGTATTGCTTCTTGAACGTTAGGGTTCTCAAACAACGGCCAATTGTTTTCATCTTTATGCGATTCATAAATTTTCTTTTTCATTCGCATCTCAGCAAGAGTCTTCTCGCTGGCTGTGTCATGCGGCCCATGCGCATACAACTCAGACTCAGGGTTGTAATAAATGTCGTGATATGTTTTCCACAGGTTTTCACGATGCTTTGGATTATCAAAGTCAAATGGGTTCCTTGCTTGCACATGCACTGGGTACGTTGTAGGTGCTTGCCCAGTGTCGGTGTATCCTTCTACCGAGAAGTGGCGAGTGAACTTTGGATCAGGCGACAGGAACACCGCGTTGCGCTCATCCCTGTAATCATTTGATGGATCATCTGAATAGTTCTCATCAGCAATTTGCTTTCTGGTTTTGAACTCAACAATGTTTGGCTCTTTAGATCCATGATAAAAGCGGCGCTTGTCTTTGCTTGGCTCCATAAATTTCTTGCGGTTAGCCCTGCGCTCTTGCTTGGACAATCCACCCTTATTCATCAGCTCAAGGCGCATCCTGTCCATGTCTACCTGACCGCCACTGGCTTTGGCTTCTGGGGCTAATGTATAGATTTGGTCTGGTGTATATGCATATAGCTCCCGTACAGACGTTATTTCCCGCGGCCTTTCGTCTTGCTCATGCGCTACAAACACCCTGTGGCCGTTGCTCAGTTTCCTCATTGCATCTAGATCGCTCTCTGCTGGTCGTCCATGCTTACGAAGTAGGGATACGATGCCACCCTTGTTTAGGAGTGCTAGTCTCATCTGGTCAGTAGTGGGCTTGTTCATGCCTAGATTATGCCTGTGGCCACTGGCGAAGTCTACCGACCGCGATTGAATCGCGTTTATGCGCCATATGGATTGCCTCGTTGTTTCTTATTGAACTCCATCGCATCTATAGCATCCTCTGGGTCGTACTCATCCCGCGGTGGTGGGTCAATACTAATCCAGCCTGCATCCCTCAAGTATCTTAAGCCCTGGCTAATACAGTCCACAAACTCATCGTGCGCCGTCTCAGGGAAACTACAGATCTGGCTCACCATCCCTTCAGCCCAGTCCCTGACGTATCCCTTGCGCTTACTGTGCTCCGGCACCCACACTCGGCCTGCTCGAATGATGTTGGCCACAATCGACAGCCTCTGTGTCTTATCAGCCCGTCCAGGGTTGTATCCGATCACCGGCAAATGTGCCCGCTGTAAGTCCTGGATCAAGCTGATACCCGCCGCCTTATCCTCGACCAGTATCAGGTCAACTCGTTTCTTTTCCCGTCCTTCACCGTACACCACATCATACTCATCGATCACTTTGGGGCGCAGGTCAGGGTACTGAAGCTTATCTTGCCAGCAGTCGGCCACCATAACGCACATGCCGCCATCCAATGGTTTGAACACAGCCAGCGTGATAGATCCAGTTGGGTCATTCTCGTGGCCGTCTTTGAAGCCGCAATCATATGACTGGATAATGTACTCGAACTTGGGGAAGGGCTTACCGTCTGGCCAGAGTCTGAACCAATCGCGCTTAACAATTCCGCCTTCCTCTGGATCGATGATCTCAGCGTGGATCTCCTGGCGTCCTAGGTTCGTTCCTTCATATTGCAAGATCTGCTTTTGGAAGCTCGGCGCCAGGTTCTTAATGTTGCTGTACGTACTGGCGCGGGTAATGACTACATCATCGCCTTCTCTAGCGATTAGATCCAGCACCACATCTTTAGGCTTAGGCGTTGTGGAGCATATAAGCTTGGTCCTGGAGCCCAGACGTATACCGAATTGGATCATGTCCCAAGAGTCTTGCAAGTACTCCCACGCCGCCAACTCGTCTAACCATCCACCATGGAACTGTGGACCGCGGAACCGCTCAGGCTCGGAGGCAGGTATGCCCTTGATGAACGAGCCGTTCTTTAGATGTATCTCATGCAGGCTAGAGTTGTACTTCTCTACCAGAGCCGTCGGTATGACCTTCAGTAGTCCTGAGTCACCCTCAAAGCATGTGCCCTTCAAGTCTCCACTGGTCGGTGCAGATACCAGCCAACGTGTACCAGGTTGCTCCCATGCCCAGTTAGCCAGAGTCTCCGCCGCCGCTCTAGTCTTACCCGCTCCACGGCCTGCAAGCATCAGCCATATGTTCCACCAATCGCCCGACGGTTCGATCTGATGTTTGTGCGCCTCAACGTGTAACCAACGCAACTGCCAATTGATTACAGCCTGCTCAATTGGATTCTTTTTAGCGAACTCTTCCTGGATCTTTGGATCCTCTAGGATTGCTTCTAGTACGCTCATTCGCCGCTCTGGCGTTTCATCTTAATATTCTTAAGCAATTCGCCGAACACATCAATATTGTGCTCAATCACCACTGGGCTTGAATCACTGCCTGAGTGCTCCATCCTGGCCAGCTTGGGGATGTGATACTCCACTACGCTTTGGAACATATCAAACGCCTTAGCCGGATTAGGCGGCACAGCATACGTACCGTCATCATTCTCTACACCTGCCGCAACCTGGTCGAGCCACGTAGTGAGCCTGTGAGCGTTTCCATCAACAAATGAGGCTATGGCCTGTCTAGCGTCCGCTGTGGCCTTGTTGGGGCTTCCCATTGGCCTTCCAGCACCCTTCTTAGGAGCATTCATAATACGCTCCCAATAAATCTAAATTGTTTATTTTGTTGTTAGCGTGTACTAACTTGTTTTTATGTGTGGTCATATTTCAGTCCTTTATCGCACATTCATTTCAGCGCTTATAAGTCTGAGTTTAACAAAATCTTAATCGTGTTGTCTAGATTTGTGGTGATTATGCAATTTTCACGGTCGTCGTCCATGATGATGACAACCCATGATTTGCTGTCTTTGTTCCAATGTATGGTCGCCCACTCATAGCCCATCATTAAGCTTTGAAGCTGTTCGAACTTATTTAAGTTATTCAAAGCTCACACCCATTACGCGTGTCTCCATGGCTTTATTTGCGCGGCGCAGAGCTTTGTTCTCTTCCTTGAGCCGTTCTATCTCTGTGCGCATGTGATTCATTCTGCTGGATGCCTGGTCTATCCATTCTTTGACCTCTACGGGCATTCTGAACTCTTCCCTTGAGTGCGATTCAATCGCGGTGCTCTTGGCTTTTTTTGCCAGCGGCTTTGGTGTGTTCTTTACTGTCTTTTTAGCTGTTACCATTGTTTAATTCCTTGTTAATAAATTCATCGAATACTTCGGCGGCGATCTTATCTCTGTCTTCGATCAAAGAATCCCGCCAGTCTCTATATTCCTGTTCGGTAATTGGATCAAGTGTTCCATTCTCATTACGCTTAAACCACCAGGGTTGATTGTCCTTAAGGCTGAGTATCCACATGGTTTTTCTCCTTCAATGCCTGCTCCACCGCCTTTATGACATCAATTAAAGGTCTGTGGGCGCTTAACTGCCACTCAGCGATTGCCCTCATTTGATCATCAGTCAACCCTACCCATTCTTTGATTGGTGATACGGTATTTAGGCAAACTTTATGAAGATTTTGCCATTCGTTGATTTCGCTAGTCCATCTACTAATCAAAGAT